GCAGCCCGGCCAATGCTCTTGCACTTGGTACTGGATCGGCGGCCATAGGCCCGGACGGGCTTCGGTTCCGCATCACATCCATCTCTGGCGGCTCGATGACCGTGGAGCGCCTGGACGAAGCCGGCGCCATTGACCCGTCGTTCCCCGGATTCGATCCGGGCACGCTGCCCGGGGCCTCCGTTCGCATCGACGCCAGCAATTACGAAACAGGGTGGCGCGGTCCGTTTGCCGCATGCCCCGAAGGTGAGGTCACCGATACGTTGGAGCTGGATTTCTTCTATCCCGAGGGCCTGTGCGGCGTAGGTCGGGAGGGCCAGATCTACGAGCGCTTCGTCGACTACGAGATCCAGTGGCGCGAGATTGGTACCGTAGATTGGCAAAGTGGCGGCATCTATCGTGACGCCAACTCCACTTTGGACCAGGGCGGCTACACCGTGGTGCGCCCGCTCTACCGACTCATGCGGCCCGAGGTACGCGTGCGGCGGGTTGCGCCGCTGGAGGAGAACCTCGAGTACCACGATACCGTGCAGTGGTACGCCATGCGGGCCAAGCTGCAGGGGCCTACCAGTTACCCGGGGGCCACGGTGCTCGGTGTCAAGGTGCGCAGCTCCGATCGCATCTCGGCACAGACCGAATCCCTGATCAATGTGATCGCTACCCGCATTCTGCCGCGCCGGGATGGCACCGAGGGCCCTACCCGTAACCTGGCAGACTTTGCCCAGTACATCCCTCGGTCCCTCGGCTATCCCGATAGCCGTATGAACCAGGACGAGCTTGACCGCCTGGACGCGATATGGAACGCCCGGGGCGATACCTTCGACATGGCCTACGACAAGGAAACTACGGCGCAGCAGGCACTGCAGGACGTGTTCGGGGCGGGGTTTGCCGAACTGACCATCGACCGCGGGCAGATCACGCCGGTACGCGACGAGCCCCGTAGCGTATTCGAGCAGATGTACACGCCGCAGAACATGGTCGGCTATCTACGGCGAACTCCGCGCATCTTGGCCAACCCGGAAGAGTTCGATGGCGTGGACGTGACATTCACGGACGCGTCTACTTGGTCGGAGAGCACTGTCCCGTGCCGTCTGCCGGGCGACGCCGGAGCCAAAGTGGAAAAGATCACGGCCGTAGGCGTCACGGACCGCACCAAGGCATACCAGATAGGGATGCGGCGACGTCGGGTACAGCGGTACCGTCCCGATGCATTCCGGTGGCAGACTGAAGCCGATGCGCTCGTGAGCCGCTACCTCAGTTACTGCGCCGTCGCAGACGATATCAGCGGCTACCCGCAGAGCGCGCTGCTGGTGCGTTATCAGCTGGTCAGTGGCGGCGCAATGCTCGAGGTGAGCGAGCCACTTGATTGGGCGCCAGGTGTAGCGCATGGCGTCATGCTGCGCCGGCCGGACGGCTCCGTGGCGGGCACCTACACGGCAACGGAAATCGACGAGTACACCATACGCGTCGACACGCCACTGGACTTCACGCCCGACGTATCGTGGGACGATGCGCAAGACCCACCACACGTGCTGTTCGGCCAGTTGACCCGTCTGTGCTACCCGGTGCTGATTACCAGCATCTCGCCCAATGGCCTCAGCAGTGCAGAAGTTGAGGCAGTCGGGTATGATGCACGGGTATACCTCGACGACGACAGCACGCCATGACGCCATCGTACCCGGACGGGCTGCCCCTGGGCCTGCACAACGGACGCACCTACCAGCTGGAGAGCCCGCTGCAGCGCACACAGCTGAGTAGCGGCCGGGCCAGGCAACGCCGGCGGTTTACCAGTGTGCCTGAATACGTCGACATCAGCTGGCTCTATACCGGGACAGAGGCTTCGGCATTCAGCGTGTGGTTCCGCGATGCGCTGATTGACGGCTCCAAGTGGTTCACCTGCCCGCTCGGGACGATCTTGGGGCTTGAGGACTACGAGTGCCGGTTCACCGACGTGTTCAGCGGACCATCGCGTGTCGGGCCCGACCTCTGGAGCGTGACAGCGCGCCTGGAAATCCGCAACCGGGTGGTGTCGTTCTTCCCACCGGGCTGGGGCGAGTTCCCCGAGTTCATACTCGAAGCCGATATTATCGACCGCGCCCTCAATGCCGAGTGGCCGTTTAACAAATTCCAGGTTCATATCCTCGATGTGGACAGCGCAATCAACCAGGAGTGGCCAGAAGCATGACCTACACACCTACCAACAGGCCGGTGCCTTCTGATGCGCCCGAGGACCTGTACTTCAACAGCGACCGCCTGGACCTACTCGTCAACGGGCCGGCTGCCCCAGTGGTTGACCGTAACGGGATAGCTCGTAAAAGCTGGGCTCAAATTGAAGCTGATAACGCCGGCCTTGCCGGGGACCTACTTGAACCAGACGGCACTGACCATGTCCGATACGGCAACCGTCTGCTGACACAAAAGCTCGGAGACATTCCGTCTTTAGAGGACTACGGCACTAGCGCCGTGGATGGTGTCACGAATAACCAAGATAGGTGGGTTGCGGCAGCCGCTGCCAATCAGGGCGGGGCCGTGTGGGTGCCGCCCAAGACTTTTCTTTCCGATCAGAGTATCCCAGGTTTCCACAATGTCACTTGGTTCGGGCCCGGCTCTCTAAGACGCGGGGCTACGGTCTTCCATATCTCGCAGCTGCCGGCTACAAGCAATGCGCTGTACGTGGCACCTTCCGGAGTTATTGGGCAGGACGGCCTAACCCCCGGATTCCCTATCGTGGGCTTGGCTGAATGCTTCTCGGTGCTCCCGAGGTACGGTCCGGTGTTGCAGGGTTCTTGGTCGGTAAATTTGGCAGGCGGCATTTACCCTGGTGGCGAAACGTTCCCCATCTACCTCAGAGGTAAAGAGCGAATCATTCTGCGCGGTCCTGCCGCAGGGGCCCCCAATGTACCGACCGCGATATTTGACGGGGGCGGGGTTAGAAACTTCGGCCTAATCATTAACGGGGGGAACAACATCCTTGTGCAGGATATCAAGTACCAGAACTACAGAGACTTCGGGATAAACTCGCAAGACCTTAACGACGTGTTCTTTAACAATATTCACTACGAAAACATCACAGGCGGGAGGGGGCTAGGCTTCCACTTCCAAGAAGGCCGCATCCGCGTGTACGGAGGCAAAGCTACGAATTGTGGCGTAGCTGGGGGCTCTCTGATCAGCCAATGCACCGTAAGCATGTCCTCCCTGACAGCAGACGCGGCGGGGGGCTTTCAGGTAGAAAATTGCCCCACTGGTATTGCCGCGCAAGAGCAGATTACCGGCCATATCGACTATGTCACCATTACCGGGGGGGTTACGGGGATCGACCTTGTTATCCAAAGTCGGATCAACAGCTCGGGCTGCACGATCACTGGTCAAACCAATGCCTGCGTACAATCGCGTTTGGGCGAAAGCCTTTGGCTGGACAACGCCAACAACACCTTAACGCCTGGCCCTGGCGGCGTTAGGACAAAGTTCTACGGCGGCGGCGGGGAGATTAATGAACTCAACGCCACGGTTCAAGAAAGACGAGTTGTGTTCGACGCTACGGCGGTAAGTCATACCGGCACCACATCATCAACTGTTGTAAAGAGCTACCCGGCATTAATTGACGCAAACTCTTTTGACTGGAATGGGCGGCGGCTGCGGGTTTCGGTACGGGGTAACTTCACCGGAGGTTCTGGAACCAAAACACTGACCTTCCGCCTTGGCGGGAATCTGATTTTCGGGCTTACAAGCATCGTGTCGTCAACAGGTTTTTTCGTATTTGACGGAATTCTCAACGCCGTAGATGCTACAAACCAGAGATATTCGGCGTTCATGCTAGACACCGCTGCTCAGAACGCCCCGGTATCACCGTGTAAAGGCGACGTTGGCGTGAGAACGTACAATTTCAACACAGGGTCAGACTTGACCTTGGACGTTAACGCTCAGCTATCGAATGCTGCGGACGGGGTTACGATTCAAACTGTTGAGATTTGGGAATCTGCATAATGGCCAACACTTACAGCACCGGCAACGCACTCGGCTCATCCGCGCCAAAGGACCTGTTCGACAACGCCTCGAATTTCGATGAGGCGATGAACTCCACGTCGCCTTCGTTCGACGATCGCTTTGGCAAGCGCCGCCAGACCTGGGCCGGGGCTGAGTATGAGTGGCAGCAGATCCTGCAAAATGCCTTCTACGAGCCGGTGCACCTGACCTACGTAGACGGTACACCGCTGGTGGTGTCGCGCCCAACCCAGTTGTTTGACCGAGCAGGGTCGGTGTACCGCATAAAGACCCCCGCAACGTTTCCAGCAACCCTGTCGGGCACTTGGGCGACCGACCTTCCGAATGTGGTCGACGTGGGCGACGCTTCGCTTCGCACCGACCTGGGCCCAGGCTTCCGCCAGAAGATCGACGGCAGCTTCTACCAGCCGAATGATCTCGACTTGACCGGGGTTACTGATGAGACTGCGAAGGTGCTTGGATATCTCGGCACGTATAAACGCGTGCGACTCCCTGCGGGTCAGGTCAAGCTCGACATCGTAGTGCCTAGCGGTTGCAGCCTGGTGGGCGCCGGGCGAACCGACATGAACCGCACTTCCAAGGTGTGGGGCTCGGGGGGCACCACTGTTGTCGGCTCCGTAGGCGTCACGGGGTCGCAAGGCTGTGTGGTCGGCGCAATGAACATCGATTGCTTTGCATCCGGGGGCAACGCCTTGGCTGGTGTGAGCTCCTCCACGCGCGATCACTACATCTACCAGGTAAACACCCGCGCCAATAACCACGGGCAATTATGGGAGCAGAACGCAGCCCCCGCTAACCGTGGCCAGGGCGGCAACATTTTTATCACGGACTGCAAGCACTACGACGGCCCGAACGGCTTCGTGTCCAAGATGAAAGACGTTACCTTCCAGCGATGCTATGGATACGACGTGACTGTACAGTGCCACGTGGCCGTATCGGACAACATCAACGGCGCTACGACCTACAGCCGTTCGGAAAACACCCGGTTCATCGACTGCGGGGGCGACGGGTGCAACATTGGCCTCACCGTCTACAGCCGCGACGTGTTCAGCGCGAGTAACGCAAACGGCGTCGCGGGCACGATTGGCACCTATTGGAATGGCACGCACACCAACGTCACCGCCGGCTTCATCCACGTTGGCCTGTTCCGGCCGATCGACGTTGGCACCACCGCACTGTTTAACGACCAGGTGACGATCGACGGCGGCCAGTACTTTAACGCTCCTGTGTTTGGGGTGAGATTTGACGATGCTGCGCGCCCCCGAGTCATGGCGGGGCACTTCCAGAATTGTGCAAACCCAATCGTTTACGGCGTGCAGTGCGTGGACCCCTATGTTTCTGATGAGGTGAGCTGCTTCGGTTCGATCAATCCGGGGATTCTATCACCTTCTATAACCGATACCGGAACAGCTGCTGCGGTAAACGTCGATATCGTAAAATCTCTACTGGTTTTCCAGCGAACCTCCGCATCAACGGTAACGTCTTTGGTCAGTTCGGCTCGTACTCGCACTCTGCGTGTTCTTATTAATGACGACGTGACGACTTTGGCAATCGGTGGCCGCGCGCTGAGGGGTAAAGGCTCCGTTGTCGACCTTCTTTGGGACGCCAACGTAGGTTGGATAGTGTTGTCCGGCGGTAGCCAACTGCCAGATTCGGAGGTCGCATTCCCCTATGCTCTGAACCTCAGCCTATTCTGGCGCAGCAAAGCAGCATTCGTGCAGATGACGGGCAATATCAACCTGCTCGACGTATCCGGCGCAAACGTGCCTCCTGGCACGGTCGTCACGCTCCGCTTAGCTTCTGCAAGTGCTTTCAACGTCAATAGCTGGTCCGGCGTAACCTGGGGTCTGACCACTCCCGTAGGGGCGATCACCGCCGGGCAGAATATAGTCGTCCAGTTCTACTACACCGGTGCTACGTTCCTGGCCATGGCTGTGAACAAGTTCTGACGTGATACACTTTCGCCATCACCGGGGAGGGTGTTAGGGCATGGATAAATTCAGCGAAGAGATCAGCCTGCTTGTGGGTGTCATAGTGGGCGCGGTCGTTGGGGTGTGGTTCCAGAAGGAAATCGTCACCTGGCGCGACCGCGTTGCCTATGCGCTCATTGGCGTGGCGTGCGGGTACTACCTGACGCCGCCGGCAATGGCCTACTTTGGCATCGACCCGAGCTTCACCGCCGGGGCGGGCTTTGTCGTAGGGGCCTTCGGTGGCAGCATCCTGGCCGCAGTGTTCAAGGCGCTCGGGAACTTAGACCTTCTGGCATTGGTCAAAAACCGCATAGGCTGAGGAGGCCAGTAATGATCGCAGTTGGGATTCTGCTAATTCATGCCGTATGGTGCCTCCTGTGCAAGCGGGTCAGCGACGGCATCGTGGGCAAAGTGCTCTACGGCTTGCTCTCCTTGGCGGCCTTGGCCTACCTGAGTCGGCCCGACGTATACGCTACTGAGATGCTCCACGCAGCATTGGCGGCCATCGCCATTCGTCACTTCTGGATGAAAAGCTACTGGCCCCGCATCCGGGCGCGTATGATGACAGCTGTGTCCACTCGGAGCCAGCCACATGTCGCGCCTGCAAAATCTCAACCCCGCCGTCGGTAAATTTCTCGACCTCATTCGCTACTCCGAGGGCACGTCTACCGTTCGTGGTTCCGACGATGGGTACAACGTGCTTTTCGGTGGCGAGCTGTTCCACAGTTACGCCGACCACCCGCGCAAGCTCATCACCCTGCCAATCAATGGTAGACCGGTAACCAGTACCGCTGCCGGCGGGTATCAGCTGCTGTCTCGGTACTGGGACGCCTACCGCAAGAGCCTGAACCTGACCGGGGGCTTCACACCGGAGAACCAGGACCGGGTGGCGATTCAGCAGATCCGTGAACGCCGCGCGCTGGACGATATCAAGGCTGGCCGCATCGCCGAGGCTATCGCCAAGTGCTCTAACATTTGGGCCAGCTTCCCAGGCAACAACTACGGGCAGAACCCGCACAAGCTGGAGAAGCTGCTGCAGTGGTGGGCAAGCCATGCTTGAGCGCTACCTACCCGGGCTGATTGTGGCCGCGGTACTGGCCGCGGGTGGCTGGTGGTTGCATCATGCCGGCGTAGCGTCAGGCCGTGCCGAAGTGGTCCAGCAATGGCAGCAGGCACAGGCAGCCTACGACGCCGCCGTGCGCCAACGTGAAGATCAATGGGCCGCCGCTCGCCAGGTTGCGGCTACTCAGCGACAAGAGGAAAATAAAGATGCGGCTGCCACTATTGCTCGCGTGCGGGCTGACCGTCAGCGCGTGCAGCGGGCACTCACCGACGCCATCAAGCGACTCGATGCCCCGGGCGGGTCAGCCGCCGGAGGGGCCGGAAGTTCCGGCGATGTGCTCGCCCACGTGTGCAGCCGGGCTGGAGAGGTTGCAGCAGTGCTGGCTGAATATGCTGACCGAGAGCGCGCCAGCCGCCGAGAATGCCAAGCGGCCTGGCCAAGATCACAGTGAGGTGCGCTGCGAGTGATCCGCTGGCGCGGTACCGCTCAGTTGCTGGAAACGCGCGGGGCTGATACAGAGGAACCGCGCCGGCTCGCCCTCGGCCCGGTTGGTGTCGTTGAGCCAATCCGCTTGGGCCATGCAGTCTTGGTCGCTGACCACTTCCATGCGTTCAGTAGCATCAATGTAGCTGCAGATGCGTTCGCCATCAGCGGTGCAGAGGGCCATGGCCAGGACTAGGGTAAGCATTTTGTGGTCTCCAGGAATTTGATCACGCTGTACACACTGATGCCGTAGAACATCAGCGACACAGTGCAAAGGTAGCAGGCGAAGCGCAGGCTGCTCATGCTACAGCCCTCACGCTGGTGACGCGCCAGGTGCCGCCGGGACGCTCGCCCAGCAGGCGGCAGAGGCCATCAGCTTCAGCCTGGGCATCAAGTTCCGAGGCTGCCCAAACGGTGGTGCGGAAGGACTCTGTGGCACTGGCCACTTCAATTAGATAGTTCACGGTGGTAGCACTCCGGTGAGCCGCGACGGTGCGTGTACCAGTAGCCGTCGCAGGTGCAGTTGGTTCGTTTGTGTTCCTTGCCGCGCCGGTACCAGTCGACCCGGTACGCGCCACCGCAGGGGCAACGCGGCACCCGCTGGTAGTGGTCGGGCTGGCGCGCCAGGGTGCGACGTGCACCACAGCGCCGGCAGCGGCAGGGGTATCGGGTCAATTACCGCCCTTCCATTGGTGCAGGGAGTAATTGGTAGATAGCGTACGTTGACCACCAGTCATTGTTTTCCCAGGTTTCAACAACTGAGAAGAACCCGCCGGTTTTTACTGCCGCATCGCACTGCTTACGCAGAACTTCAGCGTTCGGGCTATGCCGCGTAACCTTTGAAACACTAACAAAGTGCTGGTCAGATGCCGGGAACATAGTGTCTTCAGTCATGATCAATCTCCACAGTGCAACCGGGCCAGATGACCCGGCAGTATTCAAGGGCTTCGGCGTAGCTGCACGGTGACAGCAGCCGAAACGGTGGGTAGCCTGGCACCGTCACGCGCCAGTATTGTTTCACCAAGGGTGCGGCGAGGGCTCCGGATTGAATGGGCTGAACTCGGGGTAGTCTTCCGCTGGCGCCGACCACATCGTTACCCATTCGACCTCCGATATCAGCCCACCGTTGAGATAGGGCCCGCGTTCGTCCGCGCAACAATCCCAGCAACGACCGCCAGTAACTTGCTCGTAACCGACACCGATATCCACGAACTCCGCTTCGGTGGGCTGATTGCACCAGCGGCAGGGCGGTCCGTTCATGCGGCACCTCGCATCATCCGCACAATGGCGGCAGTGGTAACCTGTGCGGCGAGCTGGTACTGGCGCAGGTTGGGCAGCCGGGCCAGGTGGCCGGCGCTCATCACGAGGCCGGTGGGCGTCACGGCGGCGTCGGGTACCCAGGGGCGGTTGTTCAGGGTGTAGGCCATGGTGCGTGTGCTCCGTTTGTTGGTGTTGGTCGAAGTATTGCCCTAGGTGACGCCTGTGTCAACTATTTATTTTGTTCCCGTCTCGATCTCGCCACCCTTCCAAATATTCGGGTAACCGATTACGTTTTTGGCTATTGTCCGGACCTGTCAATAGCTGGAGGTTCCAAGGTACGTGGAGCCCGGAAACATTTTTGCCCTGAAGTGGCACGATATGGTCAACATGGATCTCGACGCCTAAAAATTTACAGCTCTCCAATGCCTGCTTGTAAATCTCGAAAATCTGCCTCTTATGTTCCTGAGTCAGCCATTTAGGGGTTCGCTGTAGCTTAGCCGCACGACGACGAGATTTGATCTCTCTACATTTGGCGGGGTTAGCTTTTCTCCAGGCGGAATTGGCCGCAGCAATTCGATCACGTTCTTGGGCATACCTTTCCCGGGCTTTCTTATTAATTCTTTCTCTATTTCTTTCAAAACTGGCTCGTCTATTTCTCTTGGCGGCCTCCGGGTTGGCAACGTTCCAGGCACGTGCGGCTGCAATTTCACTGTCTCTGTTCGCATAATAATGCTGCTTTTTGCGCGCGTTTCTACAGTCCTTACACGCCGCACAGAGGCCGTCTTTCTTGATTCGATTTTTTCCGAATTGTGAGAGGGGCTTCTCTATGCGGCAGCTTGAACATGTCTTTACGTTCATTTACGGTATCTCTTTCCTCTCCAAGTGCCGCCGCAGCGCACCGGCCACCCTGTCGCCCAGTCAGGCAACTGCGCCATCAACGCTTCAAATTCCGCCTCGCTGCCCTGACCTTCTTCAACTTCGCTGACAATCTCGTCGTGCACACGCATCACAACGGGGTACCCATTGGCGTCCAAGCGCACGACCGCGGCGGCCATCAAATCCCGGGCAGTCGCCTGACAAATATTTTCGACGAGTTTGCCACTGTAGGTATCCATCCTAACCCAGCCGATGGCGCCAAACGAAGGATTACTATTCCACGTCATGTACGACAGCGCATACGTCTGCACACCTTGGAAGCGCTCCGTGCGCTCGGCCCGCGGCGAGTGATACGTCAGACGCCGACCGCTGAGCAGCTTGACGAACAGGATATCGTTCAGCACCTGAAACTCGATGCCGCGGTATGTGAATACCTGGCCCGGGTACAGCACGGCGTTCAGGAACATGCCTTCGTAGCCGTAGTTCTCGAAGCGGTCCGGGCGCCACGGTTTGCCGCGCACCTGCCCGCCGGCGCACTCCGCCAGCATGGGCGACGCCGCGCGCCATTTGTTGATCAGTTCCTTGACTTCGTCGTCGCTGAAGTTGTCCGTCTTGTCGAAGTTGCGCCAAGCGCCCACCCAGCCCATGAAGCCCAGGGCCAGCTCGGCAACCTTGCCGATCTTGTTCCGGTCGGGGTGTTCGCTGCCGTGTTCTTTCTTGTAGTCGACGTAGAACTGGTACGGCTTGCCCGTCACACCGGCGGCACCGTGGTAGTAGATGGACTCGCCGCGGTGGAAGGCATCGATGCGCCATTGCTCGCCGGCCAGTACCGCCAGCACCACAGCCTCAATTGCCGAGTAGTCGCTGCACAGCAGCTCTTTGCCAGGGCCTGCGCATAGCAGCGAACGGACGCAGCCGGAGATAGTCAGCACCGCGTCACCGAAGAAGTACTCCACCAGTTCCAGGTTGCGGAAGCGCATGATGTGGAGCGCGTCTTCAACTGCATCGGCGTCCCATGTGCCTTTCTCGCGCAGCTCGCTGAACGCCGACGAGGCGCCGCACCAGGGGCACGCATCGTTCTGCATGCCGTAGGGTTTGCCACAGCCCACATCGCCGCACCAACGGATCTTGGGGCCGGACTTGGGCAGGTTGCCCGGCTGAACATCTGCATGAGTATCACGGCCTGTGCGGGCACCGTGGTAGTTGAACAAGTCGCAGAGCCGGCTGTCTGCGGTGGCCATGCGGGCCATGGCGTAGACTTTCTTGACCGCTGCGGAGCCGATGAGGTTACGGATCTCGAGGGCGCGAATAACCGGCTCGTAGTCGGCAATTGCGCCGCCGTCGTTGCCACTGGCCTCGACTCGATCGTACATCCACTGCATGGCAGCCTCGACGGCCTCGGTGTCGCCCGATTTCATCTTGTAACCTGTGCAGCCTGCCACCCACTCCTGCAGCTTGCTAATCTCGCTGGCCCGGGCCACAGTCCCGCCGGTCAGCTGGTATAGCTCGGCGTTGTACTTGGCGTGTGCCTGGTCGAGCACCGCGATGCACGCTTGCACCGACTCGAGATCAACGCCCACCCCGCGCCAGTTGCAGCGCTGATCGGCCAGCCAGTAATCCAGTTCCTGGGGGATCAGGTCGGGCAGGCGCACGCTGCACCCGGCCTCAGCCACAATGTCCTGGTCGCAGTAGCTGTACAGCTTCGCGGCGTTCTCGGGGTCTTCCGCGCAGGTGATGCGGGTGCGCTGATCGCCCTTGGTCGGGTTGCGCGGCCAGCTGAAGCGCTCCAGTTGTTTCTTGCCGTCCTTGTCCTTGCCGATCTCCACCCGCAGCACTTCCGCCAGGTTGCCCAGGGCGCCCGGCAGACTGTAGGCGCGCGCCTTGGACATACTGCAGCGCATCTGGCCCAGATGGATCGGAGGCCACCCCCAGCGTTCATGCAACACCTTGGCCCATATGCGGAACTCGAACATGCTGTTGTGCGACTCGATCAGGCCGGGCTGGTGGTAGCTGGGCGGCGCGGAGGGGTCGAACCGGGCCAGATGCGCCAGCAGGTCCGCCGGCAGCGGCATCCCTGGCAGCCACATCTTGCGTCCGGTGCCGTCCTTGAGGTCGTACGCCAGGCACAGCACCTCGGTACTGTCGTGCTCGGCGTAGCGGGCCGCGCCAATGGCGGGCAAGCCTTTTTTGGTGGCACCCACCGGGGGCTTGAACTTACCGCTGCTCTCGTCCCACTCGAACCCCGCGGCGCTGTAGCCCTCGAAGTCCATGTCGGGGAGGACAGTGGAATAACCCCAGGCAACCGGCACACGCTGGCCCGCACGGAGCAGGTGCAACGGCGGCAGTGGGGCGCGGGCGGTGGGCGGTGGGGGAGCAATTGGTGCTGTCATTGCTCGACCCCCAGGTACTTGCGCCATTGCACTTTCACGCCGTCAACGAGAAACCCCCAGGTTCCGCGGTATTTGCCAGTGATGAAAATGGTCCAAGCGCCGCCGGGCTGCACATGCGTGATGCGATGGTATTCCCCAAAGCGCAGTCGGGCCGTGGCGCCAGCATTTCGCAAATGAATCTGACCGCCTTCACGCTCCTCGACATACCCGCCGCGAATGATCAGGGTCCGGGCATTCCACGGGTGGTCATGAAGGTTTCGGTCGGAGTCAGCTCGTTGAATGTGGTGCACGCGAATACTGATCGGGAATTGGTAACGCCTTTTCTCCCCACTCGCCGGGTAGGGGTTGAATAGCCACCACCGGCCCATGTACAGAGAACCATCCGGACCAGTGATGGGGAAATACGGTGTCTTGAAAGAGCGGCGAATGATCCACTCGGCAACTCGGGGCCGAGAGCACAGCCAAGCGATAATTTCCCAGAGCATGAGTCCTCTCCAAATAAAAAGGCCCCGGCCAACATGAGCTGAGCGGGGCCGCACTGTGACAATGGTTGAAGGTTACGCCAGGTAGCCCGAGGCGCGCAGGTTGTCGTCGGTCCAGCCGGCGGCAATGAACGCGTCATAGGTCACGCCGGGTTGCTCCTGCGCAGCCTTGGCGGTCAGCACCGGGCCCGGTTTAACCAAGTCATGCGCCGGTACCACAGGTGCTGGTGCTGGTGCTGGTGCTGGTGCTGGTGCTGCAGGCTGTGGCGCGGGGGCCGGAGCGGTACCGGGTGCGGCGGCTGGGGGCGTGGTCGAAGCACCGGCGGGCAAACTGATGCCCTGGCCGAAACCTGCTTTGCTCACGTCCACTTCACCGCCGGAGATGATCGGACCGTAAGCGATCAAGGCGACGGCGCGGTGGTTGGCATACAGGCCGGCAGTGGCCGACGGCTGGTTGCTCTGGAACTCGGCCATGACCTGCACGAAGTAGCCGCGCTTGATCATCTCGCCGTCGATGGCATCACCCTTCGAGTTGAGGTAGTCAAGGCACTTCGGCACGCCGGAGTTGCTGAACGCAACAACCCAGTGACCCGGCCAGCCTTCCTTGTCGCAGTTGCGATTCTGCTTGCGGTTTGGAATGGTGGAATCACCATCGTGAATCTTCCACGAGAAGTCCGGGCGGACGTGCAACTGATCTTGTGCCGCGCCGAATGCGCCAATGGCGTGCAGCCAGGCAGCCTGCTGACCGTCAACCAGACCGAGCGCCGGGTCTTGCTTCCAGTCAGTCACGCCGGGGGTCTTTGGGAATGCCACGCAGAAGTCGAAGGTTGGGCGCGCCTGACCGGCATTCGCCCCGCTTTTGACGACCTTGAGATTGCCCTCGTAGTCGTGAGTTTGCGGAATGGTGAGGCTGCCGGAGACCAAGCGGCCTACGGGGGTAGTGATGGTGAGCGTTGCCTTTTGTACAGCCATCTGTCATTGCTCCAGTTTTACACCGAACCCGGCACGGGCACGGTTGAGTAGGTTGGTGTCGCGGGCCAGTTTTACACCGGTCCTTGGGGTGTGACTGTATTCATCGATGACACTCATGTCAACACCATTTTTCTTGCCGAGCTGCTTCGCCTGCAACGGAGTGATCGGCGCCGCAGCCTTGCGCAGGTCCACGCCCATCATGTCGCCCAACATCAGCACAGTCTCGGCCTCGCCCTCGCGCCAGGTGGTACGGCCGTAGGTTGGCTCAAGTGTCCAATCTGCAACACGCTCGCCGCGCTTGAGCCGCGCCTCCAGGTCGGCGCCCCTGGCGCGCAGCCGCGCTTTGACCAACTCCTGGATGTGCTCCAGCAGCTGCATCTCGTAGCCGGCGCTGTCGGCGTCGAGTTCCTCCGCAACCGCCGCACCGAGGTAGTCCGCAGCCGACCAGGTGGCGCGCTTCAGGGTGCCGCAGTGTGCCGCAGCCTTGCAGTGCAGGCAATGGGGCCCCGACATGGTGTGCGGATGTGCCGACATGGCCTCATGCGCAGCGGCGTTCAGCTTGTTGAAGTATCCCCGCAGGTCGCTGGCCCGCACGCGCCACGACCGCACCTTGCCATCGCGGTGATGCGCCCGGGGCTGCACGATGCGCATGTCGCACCACAACAGCTGGTCGTTGCGCCCGTCGATGCCGAGCAGGTCCAGAATGCCGCACATGTAACAAATCATCTGCCAGTTGCCGACGTGCTCGACCGTGCCGTGCCCGTACTTGAAGTCCCACAGGTACACCGTGCCGGCCTGCTCCGCGTAGAGCCAGGTGTCGGGGGTGCCGTATGCTTGGTCATGGATTCGCGGCATCTCGACACGTTGCTCGACCTGCAGGTGCTCAAGTGGCAGCCCGTGCTCCAGGCAGACAGTCAGCGCATCGTTGACCCACAGGGACGCACCGTCGACCATGTCGTCAGTGAGCACCGTGCCGTTGGGCGCCAGGTCGCCCACACGTACCGGGCGGCCCAGAAGTTCCTCCGACCCGGCATGGTGCGCAGCGGTGCCCTCGGCGGCCTCAGGGCTCTCTTCAAGCTCGGGGTATGTGGCCTCGAGCGGCACGGAGCCGGGGCATGGCTGCCACCGGTGCGCCGAGCTGGGTGCGAGCGGGGAGTGGGTGCTCATGCTGCACCTGTGACTTTGGCCAGGGCATCACGTGCGGCGGGGAGCCAAGACGTAATATCAGCGTCCAATGGGTGATTGTTCTCGCACCCTTCAATAGCCGCAGAAAGCGCCGCGGCGAGGACTCGATAATCGCGCGTGTGGGTGCGGTGGAATTGCTCAAGCATGGCACAAAAGGCCATTGGGCTGCCGAAACAGAGCTGGCCGGAATCGTTCACCCAGGCGCCTACGTGGGTGTACCAGTCTTTATTGGTCCAGGACTTCCGAGACTCGTAGTCGTCCGGTTTGCCGCAGAGCGAGCTGGTCGTCATATGCGTATCTCCAATGGGGCCGCAGCGCAGCCCCTGTGACAGGTGGATTACTGGAGGCCCTTGCTCGCCTTCAGCGAATCGACCACGGTGGAGATCAGGTCGGTGCGCTTGGCCAGCTCAGGGATGCTGCTCAGGCCGGCGGCCTGCACTGCGAGCTGCACGTCGGTTTGGTTGCAGCGCTGAGCCTGGGTGTGGCCGAGTACCCAACGGGTGAATTCAGCAAAAGTCATGCCCCCGGCAGTAGGCGGCGTAGGCGCTGGCGCAGCAGTGGCGGCAGGGGACGGGGCCGATGGTGCCGGAGCCGGTGCAGGCGTAGCAGGGATCACTGGCACACCGCGCAGTTCGGCCTCGATCTGCTCTTTGTAGCCGTCCGGCAGATTCTTGCGGGTCTTCCACTTCCCCGTTTTGGCCTTGCGTTCAGTGGCGTCACTGTGGATACGGGCGTCCCATGGCAGGCCGTCAGCATCGAGTTCGACGGTATCGGTGCCAGGTGCTGCGGCCGGAGCCGGCGGCGCAGAAGGGGCAGGGGCTGCGGGTGCGGCCGTGGCAACAGCCAAAGGGCGCTGTTCGATCACCTCGCACAGGTAGCCATTCTCCAGCAACGCCGCATCGGTCCAGCCGGCAGCGGTCAGAGCTGCGTGGTCATAGGCGGCCAGCTCGCCGGTGTACTCCGGGTTGCGCTCGTGGCCGACAACCACTTGCTCGTATTGCACATCCTGGACAAAGGCATCCTGCGTGGTGCCGCCTGCTGCGGTAAGCGGCTTGTCGTGGTCGCCGCCGGCCGGGGCTACCTGTACATCGATCACAACGTCATCGGGGACGTGGACTGCAACCTGAGTAGCTTTTTGCTCCAGCGCTTCGAGCGAGGCGGTTGCTGCGCTGGTATCAACATCCACGGTGTAGCTGAGGGTGCCCAAGCTGGTGCAGGCAGGGCCGCGCACCTCATCACGGATCACGTCGGCCAGCTGCGACAGCTTGGTCAGGAACTCGGCGCCCTCGCGCAGTGCGGTGGCGGACAGGGGAAGGTTCAGTTGGATCATGTTGGTACTCTCGGTCAGATGATTTGAATGTGGGCGAGGTGGTAGTTCTGGCTTCCGGCGTAGCGAGCGTTCATGTGCAGCTTGGACGCTCTCCGGGCTCTGCGCAGCGCAGCCGCTTCAATGCGCGTCGCCTGTACCGGGTCGGCGGGGTTGTGCCAGTGGCGGGCTGCACGCGGGTCGTTGTAGCGGTGCTCCGATTGAAGCCATTTGCGAATGGTCTTGAACATGGGGTAGTTCCTCGTTGACGACAGGCCGAACAATAGATAGAGTTGCCGCACGTGTCAACAACTATCGGAGCCATCATGGCGGAGCTGGAGAAAAAGTGCAGTTGCTGCCAGGTGTTGAAAGCCTTGGGTGATTTTCACAACGCCCGAGGTCAGCGAGACGGCAAAGCCTTCTACTGTAAAGCGTGCACCAAGCAAAAATCTGCAGACAGGTACCTGAAAAATCGAGAATCGATTCTGGCCCGAAACAAAGCGTGGGACTTGGCAAATCCTGATAAACGCCGAGCCATTTCGCGTCGAAGTGAAGCCAAAAACCCGGAGAAGCGCCGGCAGCAAGCGCGGGAGCTACGGCAAAAGGATCCTGAGAAACAGCGGCAGTACTCTCGCAAGCATTACGCGAAAAATCCAGAAGCGCGCATAGCCTCATCCCGTAAATGGCGGCTGCGCAATAAGGCGAAGGCAGCTGCAGCGGACAAGGCCCGGCGCGAAGCGAACATTGAGCGCTACATAGAACGGGAACGCGCGTATGACCGGGAAAATCGCGAAGCTCGCAAGCTTAAAAACAAACGTTGGCAGCAAGCCAACCCGCATAAGGTTGCAGCGCATGCGGCCAATCGACGAGCCGTAATCTCCGAGCGAACGCCGAAGTGGCTCACCGAACAAGATTTTGACGTCATCGACTGGTACTACGCTTCTGCGAAAATGGCAGAGGCTGCAACCGGCATACCTCATCAGGTAGACCACGTTATCCCGTTGCAGGGAAAGCGGGTGAGCGGGCTACATGTACCGAATAACTTGCAGGTTATTCCTGCTTCCGAAAACCTCAAGAAATCCAATCACTGGAGCGTGGAATGACAGCCTTTCCCTCACCGGCCACCGGTGTCGCGGCCGCTATCCGTAAAACGCAAAGCCCGAAATTGCGCTGGTACCAGCAAGACCTAAAGCAAGCTGCAAACGACGCCTGGGCAGAGCTGGGGCCCCGGTCCAACGTGCTCGCCGTGCTCCCTTGCGGCGGAGGGAAGACCGTCCTGTTCGGGTCGATCGTTGCGGAGCATGTCGGCAGCTCATGCCTGATCGCGCACCGTGGGGAATTGATCCAACAAATCAGCCTTACCCTGGCCCGGTTCGGCATCCGCCACCGGCTCTTGGCGCCTGACGCTCAGGTGCGCTACATCTGCAAAATGCACCTCGAAAAGCTGGGCATGTGCTTCTATGACGCCAACGCCCGCGTAGGGGTGGCGTCGGTCCAGTCGTTGACCCCGTCCCGGGTGAAACGCGAAGCCAAATTCATCCACCAATGCAGCCTATGGGTGACCGACGAAGCGCATCATTGCCAGAAAGACAACACCTGGGGCCGAGCCGCCGAGCTATTCGTGAACGCCAAGGGCCTTGGGGTGACAGCCACGCCGATTCGCGCAGACGGGGGCGGACTTGGCCGCCATGCGTCCGGCCTGTTTGACCGGATGGTCGTGGGTCCGACGATGCGCGAGCTGATTGACTGGGGTTACCTGGTCGACTATCGCGTCATTGTCGCGGAGACCCACATCGATCTTTCCGGAGTATCGATCGGCAAGGAAGGGGACTACGTACTTGACCGCGGCAAGGGTAAAGCGGCTGTGCGCAAGTCGTCGCTTGTTGGCGACGTGGTGGCCACATACCAGAAGCACGCGCCTGGCAAGCAGTTCATCTGCTTCACGAGTGACTTGGAAACCGCCGAGGACATTGCCGAACAGTTCCGCGCCGCAGGAATCCCGGCAAAAGCTGTCGACGGTAATACGCCCGGGCCGGAACGCGACAAAGCCATGCGCGACTTCGAGTCCCGCGAACTGCGGGGCCTAGTAAACATGGGCCTGTTCGGGGAAGGGGTGGACGTGGCCGGCTGCGAGCTGGTGATCGGTGCGCGGAAAACATGCAGCTTCAACGTGCACGCGCAGCAGTTCTCCCGCATGGGTCGCTTGGACATCATGGCGGAACTGATGGCGGAGTGGGATACCTTTAGCGTATACGAACGGCGCGAACACATCGCACGCAGCCGCAAGCCCATCGGCATGTTCATCGACCACGTGGGCAACTGCCTTGACCCCCGTCTTGGGCTTCCCGATGCCAAGAACGACTGGTCGCTTGACGACGCCGAGCGCAAGGCTAGCTCCGGCCCTAACGATGTGATTCCCAACCGCGCCTGCCTGAATCCGATGTGCCTGTCACCATTCTCCCGCGCGCTGCCCTGCTGCCCGTACTGCGGGTGGAAGCCTGAACCAGGTGCCGGGCGCAGCGGGCCGGAGGCAGTCGACGGCGACATGCTCGAATTGGAACCTGCGCTGCTAGCGGCCATGCGCGCCGAGGTGGCCAAAATCGCTATGCCCGAATCGGTGTTCCGGGAGCAACAGCACATACGCAGCCTGCCTGCCGCCTGGGCCGGGGCCAACG